AAAACGGCTGTTCAAGATATAAAAACCACTCTTGATAATGGCGTGAGTGTTAGCGGGTCAACCATTGCTCTTGATGCCCCTACGCTTGCCGCGTTAGAAACAATTAACGCCAATACAGGCGGATTAACGGATGCTCAATTAAGAGCAAGCGCAGTCGCAATCACTGATAATGGTGGCTCAATTACAGTTGATGGGACTTTCTGGCAAGCGATACAACCAATCAGCGCATCATCATTGCCACTTCCCGCAGGGGCAGCTACTCAAACAACACTTGCTGCAATTGACACAAAACTCGGTGGAACATTAACTGTAAACTTAGGTCTTACTGACGCGGAATTGAGGGCAACGGCAGTGCCCGTTTCAATACAGGGCGCGTTAGGAACGGCGGATACAAAAGCACTAGGAACTAATTTAGTTGATGGTGATGTTGGGCTTGTCACAAACACTGTCATTCATGGAAAAACAACGGCTGGCGGTCGTTCATTTGTAGACGTTAAGGTTAATCCTTCGGGGGCTTTATCGGTTTCAGTAGGTGAAAGCGCATTACCCACAGGCGCGGCAACCGATGCAACTCTTGTTCTTATTCAGGCTCTTTCCCAACAAATAGAAAATATGGCTGATTCAATAAACACACTGGTTCAATTTCTATATGCGAACAGTCCTAGAATTGATGCTGCTAATCGTATGGCAGTTAATAATTCTGAGGTTACACAACCTGTTTCGGGAACTGTAACTGCGACAGTGGCAAACGCAACAATCGCATCTCTTTCATTGCAACCTGTTCAATATTTGGGGCAAGATGTTCCAATGCATATTTACGATAACATAAAGGTGACTTAACATGACAACCACTGTAAATCTTAAAAAATTACTTCACCCTAAAAGATGGGAAAACAGAACGCCTTGTCCTGCCAACTCCACGGCTGGCTCGTTTATCGTAGCAGATAAATATGATTTAATTAACGGTGCAAAGGCATTTTATGTGCAATCGGCTTCGGTTATTTATATGTATGAAGGTGACGAGGATTCTTGGTTGCAACTCCCTGCATCAGGATTAGGCGGTACATTTGGTGCTGGGGCTTGTGGTGAGTTTCGCGCTCTAGGTGCTATGGGCGGCACATTTAACCAAACCGTTACTGCTGGCGGGGCTGCATCTCTTACAACCAATAAAACAATCGTGCGTTCTTTGGCGGGTATGCGTATTCGTGCTATCTCTGGCACGGGCGTGGGGTTTGACGGGACTGTTGTAAGTAACACTATCGGGGCAAACTCGGTTATAACGACAAGTGGTGGTTCATTCGGTGCTGATACAGTATTCCAATTATTCTCTGGCTCTTTATGGGTTGCAACTGCTGGTGCAATCGGCTTCGGTGTTTATGATAGGGCAACAAACGCATGGACAGCGCGTTCTGTAACTGGATTACCTGCATGGGGTACAGACGCTCAATTAGTTTCAACAATCGGTTCTGCAAAGGAATTTGCCACAGGTACGGCAACGGCAGGAGGGGCGACAACACTTACAAACTCTGCAAAAACTTGGGGCACTAATATGTGGGCGAACTACCAAGTCCGCATTAAATCAGGCACAGGCGTTGGTCAAATTCGTACAATTGCTTCAAATACAGGTACAGTTCTGACGGTTTCGGCGGCTTGGGCAGTAAACCCAGATGCAACTTCGGTTTATGCCATTGAAGGCAACAGCGATTATATGTATCTCCTTGGTAATAACGCTGTGACACTTTATCGTTATACAGTCTCGACAAACACTTGGGCTACGTTATCGCCTACAGCGGCGCGGGCTGGTGCAATGGCGGCGGGTGGTTCTGCTAACTGGATTGACAGTGTAACTGGTTGGGATAACGAAACCCTTGTAAATCACAATCAAGCGGGGACTATCTATAGACAGAATGGACGATATATTTATTCATTTCGTGGCGGCGCAGTATCAACGCTTGATGTTTACGACATTGCCGCGAATACTTGGGTTTCCAACTTAACCTATGGTAATCAGCAAGAAACATTTACGACCGGTTCACACTCATGCGATGCTAATGGATTTATATATTTACAGAAAGAAGCGACAGGCAGGTCTTTTAGGTTTTATGTAGGCATGAATTTAATGACCTCATTATCTACAAACGTAACTCCTCAAGGTGCTGTTCTTGTTGGTAATCGAATGTTCGTTCTTCCGTATACGGATGGCGCAACGGATATACATTTTCTTTATTCGGTCATTCATACTTCGCCAATTTTAAACAGATGCCTATTGGTGTAATCATGGAAATAGAGATTTTAGAATTACCGCATGGATTTGGATACCACGTTGGGGGATGCTATCAGGAATTTTACCCTGATTGCGAGGGGTTTGTGCCCATGACCCGCGAACGAGCAGAAGAATGTGCTTTGGTTATTAAGGAAAGATTAGAGGCGTGATGAAAAAAACAGAAATAAAATTCAATATCGGGTCGCTTAACAACCTTCGTTCTGAATTGGCTGCGGGATACAAGGCAAAGGTCGGGGTGATTGGTTCACAAGCTGTTCGTGCATCTGACACGGGCGAATTCAATAACGCTGAAATCGGGATTGTTCACGAAATGGGAAGCGAGTATCTAGGCATTCCCGCACGTTCTTTTCTTCGTATGCCTTTAGAAATGAAGCGAAAAGAGCTGGTCATGTTTTCCCGCAAAAACGGGCATTTAATCGAGCAGGGAAAAATCAAAGAGTTTTTTGCTCTTATCGGAATTAAAGCCGAACAAATCATCCAAAATGCTTTTGCAACACGAGGATATGGGCAGTGGGCAGCCAATGCCCCTGCTACGATTGCAGCCAAAGGCTCGTCCGCGCCCCTTATAGACACGGGCGAACTTCGCAAATCAATTTCAAGCGAGGTTATAATTGCCCGTTAATTTGACCAATACCATGCCCCAAATGAATGCTGCTTTCGCGGGGTGGTTCTCGCCAATCACGCTGACCGTTATCAGTCAAGAAATAAACGCTGGTCTGGTCACGGATAACGAAACAATGGTAACATTTAAAGGCGTTATTCAGCCCCTGTCACCAGAACAAATTCAGCTTAAACCAGAGGCGCAACGGTCTTTCCAATGGCTTCAAATTCACTGCAAAACAGGCGGGGATAGGCTAAATACGAATGACCGAATCGCTTACGGGGGCAAAAAATTTAAGGTCATGGCTCCTTTGGACTATTCTTTGAATGGGTTTTTAGAGTATCATGCAATCGAAGATTATGAGGCTGTGTGATGAAAAACGACCCGACCGATGGAAAGCCACTGACCGCCGCAAGGATTATCACCATTCTTTTAAAGCAAGAAATGGCAATGCCCGATGATTCTATTTGGCTCGCCAACCAAAACCGCAAGATTCCGAATGATGACCGCCTCTACATTTCCGTTGGAATGGTTGATTCGCAGGTTATTGGCAATGTGAATAGAACGGCACCAACGGTCGGGGGAATGTCAGAAACCCAAGAAATCGTCATGCGCGAGAATATTCAGATTGATATATTTTCCCGCTCCAATGATGCGGAATTTCGCCGTTGGGAGGTTGTGGCAGCCTTAAAATCAATTTATGCCACGCAATTGCAGGAAGAAAACGAATTTCGTATTTTCCAAATTCCGACAAGTTTCATAAATTCTTCTTCTGCCGAGGGCGGCTCAAACATAAATAGATTTTCCGTTATTGTTGCCACTCATGTATGGTATAAAAAGACTAAGACACTTGCTACCCCATCTGGCGATTATTATGATGAATTTGGGGCGCGGGTTGATGATGCTGTTTCGATTGAAACTGCCACAGGAATTATTGAATTAACACTTACGGAGGCTTGAAAATGACCACAGGAATTATCCCAGTAAACAACGTGATTAACGTATCTATCACAAATACCCCAAGCGGATTGACAGAGAAAAACGTCAATTCTTTAGGGCTTTTTACCAATGAAACACCGAGTAATTTGGACACGTACGGGATTTATATTTCAGCCCGCCAAGTTGCTGATGATTACGGGACAGCATCTAAAACGGCTGCTATGGCGAATGCAATTTTCGCACAAAGCCCAAACCTTCGCACTGGTAACGGTCGTCTGGTTATTATCCCGATGATTTCTGCTGTATCTGCGACAAGCGGGAAAGTTGTCACGGCTGATATTTCTGCAACACTAGCAAGTATTATTGCCGTAACCAATGGCGATTTAAAAGTGACGTTAAACGGAACTGCAATCAACCTTACGGGGATGAATTTCACTGGATGCACAACCCTTGCAGATGTTGCAATAGTTCTTCAAAAATCGCTTCCGAATGCGGTTGTGACTTCAAACGCAACTACAATCACAATCACATCTAAAAAGGTTGGCACAGGTTCAACCTTGGCAATCGCTGCTGTATCAGGTGGTTCTGGGACAGACTTGGCGGGCACTGGATACTTTAAATCGTCCACATCAGTGGCAACGGCTGG